GACCAAGCATAGAAATGCATCGATGTCAGATTCGAATAATTCGGATCTTCGAGCCATAGATTGAGACTCTGGCTTTGACAAATAAATGCACCACGGTCGGCCGCCATATCTATAAGCTGTTTCATTGGGATTTCCCAAACTGTCTTATATTTATTCTTGATTTCCTGAGGTAGCCCATCAATCTGTTGACATGATCCATTATTCGCGATAATATTATTCTTAATTTTATCTGACCATAATCCCCTGTCGATTAAGTCCATCATTAAGTATTTATTGGCCTGGATAAAATCGCCGGCATTCGTCCTCCTGCTATAAATATTACTGGTGATGGGTTCAATACATTCATTGAATCCTAATATTTGACTCGTAGATGCAGTGGGCATCGGCGCAAGAAGAAGCGAATTTCTTAGACCGACCTTTTGGATTCTAGTCTTAAGGGCTGACCAATCATATCGATTCTCTTCTAATACTTTGTTCCATAGATCGAACTGAAGTTGGCCGTTTGAAGCGGGTGATCCCTGGAATGTCTCATATGGACCTTCTATTTCGGATAAATCACAAGAGGATTCGAGAGCGGCATGATAAATGGTCTCGAATATTTGCTTGTTTATGACTTTCGCCTCTTCGGAATGGAAGGGATGACCCATTAGAATAAAGGTATCTGCTAAGCCTTGGACACCAATCCCAATAGGTCTATGTCTTAGATTACTTTTCCTTGTTTTCTCAGTCGGATAATAATTGATATCGATGACTTTATTCAGATTATACGTCACTGTCTTTGTGACCTCGTGTAACTTTTCATAATCGAATGTTTTATCGGGTAAAATGAACGTAGGAAGACCAATGGATGCGAGATTACAAACCGCGGTTTCATTTGCATCACTGTACTGATATACTTCGGAACAAAGGTTGGAACTCTTTATGGTGCCTAAATTCTTCTGATTTGATTTTTGATTTGCTGCATCTTTATAACATAGGTAGGGTGTCCCGGTCTCCATCTGCGCATCCATTATCTTAAACCATAAATCGCGAGCATTCATCGTAACACGACCCCGGCCTTCTGTTTCATATTTTTCGTATAAGGTATCGAATTGGGAGCCATAGATATCAGCTAAGCCAGGGCATTCATCGGGGCACATAAGAGTCCATAGCCCATTTTCTTTGACTCTTTTCATAAAAAGATCGGGAATCCATAGAGCGTAGAAAAGGTCGCGCGCTTTCAGTTCCTCATCCCCATGATTTTTACGCATCTGGAGGAACATTTCAATATCCGCATGCCAAGGTTCTAAATAGATCGCGAAGGAGCCGCTTCTTTTACCTCCTTGATCAATATATTTCGCTGTATTATTAAATACTCTTAACATAGGTACGATTCCATTGGATGTTCCATTAGTACCCCGAATATGGGATTCATTTGCTCTTACATTATGAATATGTAGTCCGATTCCACCCGCCATTTTCGAAATAAGGGCACATTCTTTCAATGTATTAAAAATACCTTCTACACTGTCCGATTCCATCGCTAAAAGAAAACACGACGATAATTGTGGTCTAAGAGTACCCGCATTAAATAAAGTCGGTGTAGCATGAGTGAAATATTTCTGTGACATGAGTTCATATGTCTCTTTTACTCTGTCCATTGAAAATCCATGAATTCCAATTGCAACACGTAACCACATATGTTGTGGTCGCTCGACCGTCTTACCATCGATTTTCATTAAATAGGAACGTTCGAGTGTCTTAAATCCAAAATAATCAATTAGAAAATCACGGGAATAATCACAGAGTTCATCTAACATATTCCCATATTCATCCACTACTTTGATAAGTTCATGTGAAACGAGAGGTGCGGATTCTCCCTGTTTATCTAAAAAACCATAGAGTTGATACATTACTTTGGAAAAAGATTCTGAAGTATTTTTCTGGTGATTCGATACGACGATACGACCCGCAAGTACATTATAATCTGGATGGGTAGATGAAAGAGACGCGCATTGTTCTGCTGAAAGTTCGTCGATTTTTGTGGTAGAAATTCCATCGTATAATTGATCAATGACTTTCATCGCTAATCCAGTATAATTTAATTTAATTTGTGTACCATCTGTACGTACGCCTTGGCCCTTGATTCGTTTTAGAATTTTATCGAATGAAACGGTTTCTATACTAGAATCGCGTTTCGTAACATTCATTTCTTGTTCAAAAATACTCGAATTTTGCTGAATAAATGATGGATTTATAGGAGATGTCATTTTAATAATAAAAAAAAATAGGTTTATATCCTTTTTCTAATTTTCTGATTTTCTTATTTTTCCAAAATAAAATATTTTATAGAAAGAGGTCGAAATATTCTAGCATTTGTTTTCGCGATGGTTCAAAGAGAATATGTTGTTTTGGACACTGCTTAACTGGACAGCGAATATATGTATATGCCCAGCAAATATTATTCGCCTCACATAATCGGCGCTTCATATCGATTACGAATTCTTGTTCTATCCTAAATAAATATTTATTCGTTTCGGCATTCTGGTCATCCTCCCCATCCGAATCTGAATCCGTGATGAATTGCTCTAATCTCTTACGATAATATCCTTCTGGTTTAGGATTTCGAATACGATAATCGTGATAGAATAGCCTAGGGTCCTTTCGAATATACGCTTCTAATGCGTTTTGCGCACCATCCGAATATTGGTAATTCACCTTGGGGTCATTTAGTACTGACGTAATATTGTTATACATCGATAATCGATTTTCCCATTCTAGTTTATCAAAAACGGATTTCTGCATTTCTTTTTCTAAAACAATATAATTATATTTTCTTTTATAATTATATTTTCGGCGTCAATTTTATCAATGGATTTATCTTCAAATGATTCAAATACTGATTCAAATGCCGATAAAAAACAGTTTTTTGTATACCTTTTAGAATGTACGGATGGATCGACCTATGTAGGGGCTACTGTCGATCCAGAACATCGTTTAAGACAGCATCGTGGAGAGATAAAGGGTGGTGCTCACGCGACGACGATGAAGGTTAAACAGGGACATACTTGGTCGAGAATTTTATTAGTAGAAGGATTTCCCGATTGGCAAGCAGCCCTACAATTTGAATGGGCATTTAAGTTCTATAGTAGGAAATATTTGAAAATAAGAAATCCTTTAGAGAGAAGAATGCGTGGCCTCTATGATATTATACATATGGAGAGACCAACTAGTAAAGCGATTCCTTATTCAGAATGGCCTTTAATAATGGATAAAAAGGGCCCCCAAATTAAATGGACAATAGACCAGTGTCCTTCAAAAACAATATATGAGAAATTAGGAGGATATAAATAAAGACTTGTTTTGTAAAAATCTCTAAAATAAATATCTAAAAAATATATACAATGTCTTCTCTCCTTTTCTTAAATTGTTGTATGAATTCTGTAAAACAAGTTGTAGAAACTACTGGGGATATTTCACATAGGTTAGTCGATGCTTCAAATACATTAGTCGACCTATCATTTTCTGCTATTTTACCAGATGATATTTCGGCGAGAGCCTGTAGTATTGAAACAGTAGAATTATCTGTTAATTTACTCGAACAAACGAGTGTTTTGGAAAACATTATTTATGAAGAATTAAATAATAAACACGATAAAATAGTTGAAACAATAGTCGAAACAATAGACGAACAAATAGTCGAAACAATAGACGAACAAATAGTCGAAACAATAGACGAACAAATAGTCGAAACAATAGACGAACAAATAGTCGAAACAATAGACGAACAAATAGTCGAAACAATAGACGAACAAATAGTCGAAAAAATAGACGAACAAATAGTCGAAAAAATAGACGAACAAATAGTTGAAAAAATAGACGAACAACTTGAATAATTAGAAAATCAAAAATCAAAAATAAAAATCGAAAATAAAATAAATAAAAAATAACATATAAACATTTCATTTTTAGATACGTATATACTTCTAAAAATGAAAATTGTACGTTTAGGAATGACTGAGACTGAATTATTATTTTTAACTTATGTAATAAGATATCATAATGTATTTTTACATCCAGAAGTAAAAAAACAAATTTCGAAATTTATTATGAGTATGGTAAATTGGTTATATACTACTTCTGGATATTATGATAAATCTGTAAAAGGGTCTCATTTTAATTTCGATGTTACTGCATTAAATTCGAACTATTTGAAATATCTCGAGCATTTAGCAGTGTCAGTTGTTGGTTGTGAAGAAACCCAAATTTATGTTCACGATGGATTACCAATGACTTTATTTCAACATTTTAAAGAAGATTTTATAAAACATTTTAGAATAACTAATTTAGTTTTAATGAATGGAACGAAATTTTACGATCGTATTGATTCAATTTTTGATAAAATAAATGGGAAAAGGTTATTAGCGATTTCATCTTTCGATGGGCTTATTCAAAAACAATATACTTCTGGAAATGTTTATAAAATCTACGAGAAATTTCCGCCCTTGGCTGGAGTCTCTACAGTAAAATTCCCCTATTGCTTCTTAAATAATGGTCCTCATCAGAATTATTTCGAGACATTAGATGCTATTTTCGAAGAAATAAAACGGGCAGATTTTGATATTGCACTTTTAGGATGCGGCGCATATGGACATATGCTTTGTCATAAAATACACTCTGAGCTTGGTAAGGATGCAATTTATATTGGTGGGTCTATCCAGACGATATTCGGTATTCTCAGTAAAAGAGAGCGCGATTCTTCAAATTTACCTGTAAATCAATATTGGATTACAGATATTCCTGAAGAGTATAAGCCGCCAAATTATAAACAAATCGAAAATGGGTGTTATTGGTAGGTTAAAATAATGATATCCAAAACAATATAATTATTATTTTAGAAATAAAAGGAATGACAGAAAATTACTATGGGTTCATATCAGTCGCTTCTAATGCGTTAGGTATTATTGGATATTTTCCAGAAATTTATTCTACGATTTATGATGTAGAAGTGAAACCTACTACAAAAATATGGGCTATTTGGATTCTCTCTGGTCTTCTTGGTATATCTTATGGGGTCTGTATTGAAAATCCTTATGTGATTATGAGTAGTTGTATAGGAACTGGATTAAATATACTATTATTCAGTATAAAACATTGGAAACGTATGAGTATCGAAGAAATCCAAAAAATCGAAGAAATCCAAAAAATCGAAGAAAATGATTTATAAAAAAATCTCTCAAAATCAAGAAAATTGATATTATATTTTCTATAAAATACAGAAAATATATTCTTAACATATTTTTAAAATGAGTTTTCCAATCGAGTATTTTCCAACATATAAAACCTATAAGGGGCATCGATTCGCCAGGCAATTCCCATACGATTGGATTTTAGACCAAGCACCAGGAACTGGTACAGAATGTGAAAAATGTTTAGACCGAGCATCTTGGCGTGGTGTCCTAATAGGATATTGTATGGACTGTGCTCCAGTATATAAAGAAAAAGGCGAATATAAACGAGGTCCAGGTTTCTGGGATTGTGGTGTTGAAGTATCTTGGTTAGACTTGGAACACTGTGCATTTCACGGATATCTAAAAGGTATTCCAATGGGTAAAATAGGTAATATAGATTTCAATGAAAAACATACTTTTGAAAAATTTCAAGATACCTGGGATTATGTGAATTCGACAGATTCACCGCTAAGAGAAATGTTTAAATAGCTGCTAAGGCATTACATAAATTCGTAGAATTAGGGGACCCTAATCCAGTTGTTACATCGAACCCTATTCCAGCATTATAGGTAGTCAATGTATTTTTTCCTGCGACAGAACCATTATCCGAACCAATCGTTATATCATTAAATAATGATGAATATTGTCCAGGATTTGTATATACTGTTTTATATAAGAAATTTTGTATATTCGTAGAATTCATTGGATTACATACAGTAGTTAGCCCCGATTTTCCTAAATTAAATCGTTGTTGGATACTTAATGAGAGAATACCTGCGAAAATAGGTGTTGCTGCGGAAGTTCCACCGACACCATACCAGCTACCATTAAATACTGTATATACAGATGTATTTGGATCTGCGATTAAAGATACATCTGGAATAACACGATTTGTATGTGTTATTGAAGAAATATTGGATTGATATGTGGGTTGTGGAATAATAGAAGAATATCCACATCCGGCCGAATTCCATGTATATTCCGTACGTTGTATAGTAGAATTTGGATTCCATATGAGTGTTGTACCACCTACTGCGATACAATTTGCATTTGTTGCAGGCCAGGATACGGTATTTGAATCACCGCTTGCTGCACAATAACATGCGGAACTATCGCTAAAATATGAATTATATTGTGTGAGAGAAGATGTTTCGGACATACCCCAAGACATGGATAATACATCGGCTTTTATAGTGGTTCTTGCATAAGATATTGCTACTAATAAATCTGATAAATTATCTGATTTGGCTTCGACTACCCAAATATTCGCATTCGGATTCATTGTACATACCATTTGTACATCTAGACATTCTTCTTGTGCCCAACCACCATTTTGTCTAGCACCAGACATTGTATAAATATTAATAGCAGGAGGTGTTGAATTTGGACCGAAATTAATTGGATTTGTCCAATACGTAGCTAGATCAGTTTTTAATCCAGGATAAGTATAGGCAACGATTACAGCAATCGTGACTTTTCTTGAAGATGGGAGAATTGTTGGTACGCTATATAAATTTTTTAATTGTACACCACTAAAGTATTGAGGTGGAATAGATGCGATTCCTTTTTGCGAGAGATTCGGCGAAATATATGGTTTTAGAAAAGTGGTGGCTTTTAGCTCCTGAATGGATTCTTCTATCTGATTCATTTTTTCATTTGATTCAAATAATCTACCAAATCTATCTGTATATATGAATTTCTTAAACATTATAGATATTTGAGAGATAATTATACTATTTTTTTTATTCAATCTTTTGGATCGTCATTTGTTTTGTAAAAACATATCTCTCATGATACATGGTTCTACGTTTTAAATTACATTGTAGGCAAGCAATTTCGATATTTCCAAAATGATGTCCCTCTTTATTATTAATACGTTCTATTGTCCATTGTTTTGGATCTCTCACTGTTTCATATAATATTGCGACTTTCTCTCGACAATAAAAACAATCGAGGTTCGAATCGACCAGTTTTTGGAGGATATTAGAGAGATTGATTTGAATCGCACCGTCGGGATCTACTATTTTATTTTTCTCTCTTTCTCGTTTTTCTACGTCTTGTCCTAAATATCCATATATTTTTGATTTGATTTGAGAGGTAAGCCATTGTTTTTCTCTTGGTTTATTCGTATTTTCTGATATTGTTTTCGAATCTACTGTTTCTGAATATACTTCGTTTAAGAGTATCCATTGATTTTCTGCCGATAAATCGTCTTGTGTAAAACTCCAGGCGTTATGTGTCGTAATTACGCGTTTTTTTATCTGTTTTGGTTCGATTTTTTTATTTTCTTTTTTTATAGAATTTTCTTGAATAATAATTTGTTTTATTTCTGTGGATTCCATTGTTATAGTTGAGTGATTTTATATTTGAGAGATTTTTACTGAATTCATAAATTCGAAATTTATAAAATTGATAGATATTTGAATTAATATAAGAAAATATAATATATACATTATTTTTACTATAATATATGTCCGAAACAAGAAATATTATCATATCGATTGAAGGTAATATTGGATCAGGGAAATCCACATTACTTACAGAACTAATGCGGAAATATAGTGTATCTAATCCTAAAAAAATTATATTTCTAAAAGAACCCGTCGATGAATGGGAAACAATAAAGGATGAACATGAATTCACTATTCTTCAAAAATTTTATAGTAACCAAGAAAAATATGCATTCTCATTTCAAATGATGGCGTATATTAGTCGGTTAGCACTTTTGAAAAAAACGGTCGAAGAAAATAAAAATTCAATTATTATTACTGAACGTAGTTTATTCACAGACCGACATATATTCGCAAAAATGTTATATGATAATGGTAAAATCGAACATGTAAATTATCAAATTTATTTGAAATGGTTTGATACATTTTCAAAGGACTTTCCTATTGAAAAAATAATTTATGTGAAAACATCTCCGGAAATATGTCATAAACGGATTTTACAACGTTCTAGACTTGGTGAAGATATTATTCCGTTAGAATATTTACAATCGTGTAATCATTATCATGATATTATGATTTCATTATATGAAGAGGATCGTATTCTATTCATTGATGGAAATATTGATATTCATGCCGAACCGCACTTATTAGAATCATGGCTAGACCGAATTGACGAAATAATATGATTTATTATGGTTCATCACTATAATTCTATCAAGACACTCTACGCATTTTTACATTTACTATGAAGTGAAAAGCCGACCCTCTGGGTCGGTATCTTTTAATGTAATTAGGTAACTGTACTGCGAAGTAATTTTATAACCGATAAATCGGGGATTCATAGTAAAGGTTATAATGTGTAAAATAAATACTATAAGAAAAACAAGATAAACATTATTCCGTATACTATTTAAAGAATAGATTCCTAATCTATGTTTCCAAATATGAAGACGGTAGAACCAGAAAATACTGTTTTAGAACAGACACTCGATACTGATAGTAGTAATATTCTATCCTCTAATAAATATAAATCTGTCATTATTTCTCAAACACAATCTGAAGCAGAGGCAGCATCTTTTTCTGCATTAGATACTCTTTTAGAAAATGAGAAGTTACAGAATAAAAAGGATGCATGGAATAAGATTGATAAAACCGTAAAAACTCAAAAACTCCATGAATTCGCAGAAAGATATGGAAAAGAACATAGTTTACCGATTAAAGATATTAAGAGTCTGAAAATATTTTTTATTGATTCTCTCGATAAGGCAAAGTTACAAAAGGCCAAGGATGTTATTTATGATAAAGAAAAGGGGATTATTACATCAATTCCGGCATTGTTTTTTAATTCGACAAATCGGATGTTTACTTTGAGAATTATGGATACAAAGAGGGTTTCTACTCTTAAATCTCTGACACCTAAACGGGTAGTGAAATCTGATTCTGAAGAATAAAGTACGGGCGCTTCGCACAAATATGTAGTGAGTAGTAGCGGCAGGACTGTCCCCTACAAAATTGAAATCTTTTTTTTACAATTCATCAAGAATACAAGTCCCCAAAAACGAAAAACGCCTGAAAATGCAAACTATTGGTATTACCAAAGAGATAAACGAAGAGATACCTCAGTGGTTGAAAGTGAAGATTGAGTTTTTGAAAACAAAATTCGAAGTTCAGTTTCGGATCGTTGAAACTACTGCTGATGAACCAAATGAAGACATTGTTTTAGAAAACCAAATTGAAAAAGAAGTTACTGCTACTGCTGAATCGCCAGAAGAAGCCAAGCGCCGTAAAGCAAGAGAATACTACGCTGCGAATAAGGAGAGGCTGCGCGAGGATGCTAAACGCCGATATCAAACGAAGAAAGCAAATACTACACCAGTAGTTATTCCAGAGTTAGTCGATGATGTTTTGGATAATACTTCTCAAGAATCTCAAGAATCGCTTGTATTTGACTACGATCCATCGCTCACACCTAGCACCGAAGTCCGTCAATATCGCGATAATTACTACCAGACTCATCTCGCAGAGATTCGTCAGTATTACCAAGATAATAAGGAGCGTATTGCGAAGAGACAGCAGACGGACGAAGTAAGAGCGAAGAATCGAGAGCAGTATCATGCGAGAAGAGCGACACTTACACCAGCACAGATCGCAACGAAGAATTCAATTGCAACTGCACAGCGTAAGGTACGCGAGGCGAAGCTAAGAGCGAAATATCCAGATTGCAGGACTCTGAAAGCGGCAAAGGCACTGGAAAAAGCGAAGAGAATGTAATTCGAAATAGAATGTTATTATTATTATTTATAAAAAAAAAGAAAAATATTGTATATATATATTTAGATGAAACGTACAATAAATAAAATAAAAAAAAATCATAGAAATACAAAAAAGAGGGGAGGAAGTACTAATGAAGGTATTACAGAAAAACGTAGTGAACGAAAACAAAAATCCCCAACAAAGCGAAGCAGAGCAACAGAAACAGAAGTATATACTAAAACAAAATTTGAAAACCCATTCAAAAGACGTATAAAATGGACTTGGCCAAAAGATATTTTTAGTACAGATTCATTGTCTTTAACTTGGCTTCGTTCAGGATTTTTTATTGAAAGAATAATTATTTATTCTCTATATTCGATTGTTTTAATAATTCATACAAACACTAAAAATTTTGCACTAAAATGGTGTATCATATCAGACGAAGAACTTGACGAACTTCACTATAAAATTGCAAGAGCACCTAAAAAAACTATGAAAGAGGAAAATTTAAAAAAAGAATTTTTATATTTACAAAAATATAGTCGTTTAGGAATATGTCCTGAACCATATGAACGTATAACTGGTAATACGATTCCATTAATAGATTATATTATGAGGTCTATTCATTTAACCAAAAATACACCCACAAGAAAAAAAACTTTGGAAATATCACACAAATTAATAAAACAAAAATTTTGCACAGATTGTTTTACGTATTTTTATGAACAATATTTTAAGAAAATGCATCTACAGAAAATGCATCTACAGAGAACGTTGAATATTGGTATTATAACAATGGACTATATTGATGGTTTTACTTTAGGATTTTTTATGCATTATGCAATTATTTCAATGGATATATTAACCACTATATTTCAAAAATTACTATGTATATTTATAAATGGAGATTTAAATCCTGATTGTAATGATGGTAATATACTTATAACGGGGTATACTAAAACTGTTACTGAGAGTGAATATGCTTCGGATAAAATATCGTTTCACGTTAACACAACAGTGAGTCAAGATGTACAATTAATTGATTTCGGAGAAGTCGAAGAACGTAAACATATGAAAGAATATATTGAACAACGAATTACAGAAGATGGTACTTTAGTATATGCAAATTTTGATACTTTTTTACGTAAAGTTTTTCCAAAAATATCGCCGGAGGATAAAGAGTTAATTGAACATTGGGTAACTACATCGGAGGTAATCAAATTCGAACATCTATTTCCTAATGGAATAATTGATTTGGCTACAACTGATTTTTCTAGATTAGAATATCTATGTAGAATGATTTATCATACATTTGATGGTTATGGTTGGATTGGACAATTTCGGAAAGAACTAGGAACTCGAGAATTTTTGTTTGGTTTAAGTAACAAAATATCAAAATATTTCCCTGGAAAAACTCTGCTACCGTCAGATGATTCTTTTGTGGATATATAAATAATATTCATTTTTCAATATGACAAAAAATTGATTCAAAATATTATATAAATACTATTTTTATAGTATCTATATCTTAAAAGAATGAGTGAATACGATGAAAAAACCTCGGAATACGAAGAATCCGAATCCATAAAATCTTCCGAATCGGAAGAGTCACAAACAATTCTATCAGATGAACAATATGAAGAAATCGAACAAAATATTCAATCCTTTATTTTCGATCTTTTATCAATAAAAGACGAAATTCTTCGTTTTAGAAAACCCGATTATTTAAAAGAATTTATATCAGAAATATCGCATACAATTTTCGATGGACTTGTTCTCTCAGAAACGTGTAAAGAAACTGATGATGAAATTTTCGATACAATTATTGAACTCACAGAATCGACATTTGATTATTGTTTAGATATTCATCAAATTCCACAGCGATCTGAGCCATCCAATCAATTGACTCTTTCTTCTAAAATAAATATTCCATATATTCGTCAACGGCTCAATATGTTAAGAGAGATACCGCAACCTATCCAACGAACATCTGAATGGTATGAATTCCGACATAGCCTTATGACAGCAAGTAATCTCTATAAAGTATTCGGATCGGATGCTATTATGAACTCTATTATATACGAAAAATGTAAACCCTTTACTGTTCAAGATGATCGATCCGGTGGATATACAAATACGGCCTCCCCTATGCATTGGGGTACAAAATACGAAGTATTAACCGTTGCACTTTATGAGTTCAAAAATCGAACAAAGATCGATGAATTCGGATGTATTCCACATTCAACCTATCCTTTCATAGGGGCATCGCCTGATGGGATTAATTGTGACGAGTTATCGCCACTCTATGGTCGTATGTTAGAAATCAAAAATATTGTAAATCGCGATATAGATGGTATTCCTAGCGAGGCCTATTGGACACAGATGCAAATTCAGATGGAGTGTTGCGATCTCGATGAATGCGATTTCGTCGAAACCCGGTTCAAAGAATATGAGTCCGAGGAAGAATTCTGGCTCGATACAACTAAGGATTCGAGTGAAAAAGGTGTGGTCCTATACTTTATACGACGCGACTGCACTCCAGTACCACCCTTGTATAAATTCAGTCCATTGAGTATTGTTTTAACTATTGAAGATAGTAAAAAGAATGTTTTAGAATGGATTGAAACCGCAAAACAAGAAGCCGGTGAAGAGTGGATATTATTTGAGATTAATTATTGGTATCTCGATGAATATTCGTGTGTTTTAGTTCGTCGTAATAAGAAATGGTTCGAAGCGGCTCTCCCACATATTCAGAGTTTATGGGAAACTATTTTGAGAGAAAGAGTCGAAGGATATGAACATCGGGCACCTAAAAAGAAACCTATAAAAAATACAGAAAATACTGTTATCGATATGATGGAATCTATTGATTCAGAAAATTCAAAAATCGTTAAAATTGTCCAAAACAAGCATTTACCAATAGTAAAATTAGGATAGATACATTTTTGAAACCCCCAAAAAATAAATAATCTACATTTTTGAAACCCCCAAAAAATAATATAAATATTTTTTCATTTATATTATAATGAATCCATCCGAAAATATTATCCAGTGTCCCCATTGTAAAGAATTTATTATTATTCAAGAACTCAACTGTAAGATTTTCCGCCATGGTACATATAAATCTAACGGCGAACAGATTCCACCACATTCTCCAAAAGAAGTATGCGATGAATTATTTATAAGTGGCCAGATCTATGGATGTGGTAAACCCTTTATAATCATTGTTCTTGATTCTGGCGAATGGAAAGTCGAAATCTGTGAATATATTTGAGAGATTGAGAAATATGTAAATGAGAGAAAATATATATAAATAATTAGTGAATTTTTTATAAAATATATATAATTCTCTCCCAATGGATTTTCAAAAACCCGATTTTGATAAACTTCATCAACAAATAAAATCGCGACTATCCACTTTTTATGAATCTAAAAA